TTAGATGAGTTAGAGAAGGTACAAGCAACACTGCCCACGGGCAAATGGAATGCGCAGTGGATGCAAAACCCAACAGCTGAAGAAGGTGCAATATTAAAACGAGAATGGTGGCGCGTGTGGACTCATGATTATATTCCAACACTACATCATGTTATACAAAGTTATGATACAGCTTTTTTAAAAAAAGAGACAGCGGACTATAGTGCAATTACCACTTGGGGAATATTCTATCCAGATGAAGACTCAGGTGCTAATCTTATATTATTAGATGCAATTAAAGGAAGGTATGAGTTTCCAGAACTTAGAAGACTGGCTCTTGAACAATATAAGTATTGGATGCCAGAATCTGTAATCATTGAAGCAAAAGCCAGTGGATTACCACTAACATATGAGTTAAGAAAAATGGATGTGCCGGTTATGAACTTTACACCTAGTAAAGGAAACGACAAGCATGCTAGAGTAAATTCGGTTGCACCTTTGTTCGAATCTGGTATGATATGGGCTCCTGAGCAGAAATTCGCAGACGACGTCATTGAAGAATGCGCTGCGTTTCCTTATGGAGACCATGACGATTTGGTGGATTCTACCACACAAGCGATCATGCGATTCAGACAAGGTGGATTATTAAATCACCCTGAAGACTACGTCGATGAAAAAATCGATAAACAGAAAAGGAATTATTACTAATGGCTATAAAAGCAGGAATGACTATCGCACAAGCTATTGTACAGCTGACTAAAGGTTTTAAAAAAATGATGGGCCGTGATCCAGATGGTCTAGAGAAAATAAAAATTCAACAAGAAGCAGTTGACAGAATTAAAGAAGTAAATAAAGTTGTCGATATGGAAGGCAAAGCTATTGATACATCTAAAGGTATCATGGGTGGTAGAGAAATTAAAGCTATGGGTGGACGTATTGGTTACAAAGATGGGCCAGATGTACCAAGCAGAAGAAAGTTTATGAAAATTATGGGAGGTCTTGCAACTATACCTTTCATTGGTAAATATTTTAAAAGTGCAAAGACTGCTGCACCAGCGGTAGAAAAAGCAGTAGAGGTAGCTGGACAAGCACCATCATATTTTTTTGATTTAGTCACTAAGATTAAAACGTTAGGTAAAACAATGGAGGGTCCACAAGAGAGAGTAAAAATACATACTATGCCAGCTAAAGATGGTAAGTCAGAGTTAATGTTAACAGAAGATATTGGCACAGGAGAAATGCAAATTAAAAAAATTGGTAAAGAAGGTGATGAGATGGTAACTGAAGTTCAAACTATGGAATTCACACCAGGAACATCTTTAGCCGATGAAACAACTAAAAGTATACCTGCTGATCAGTATGATGAATACACAGAATTTAATTCTAGAATTTACAAAGATAACTTTAATGAGCCTACAATTGAAACTGGGATTAATGTTGACGATATTATGAAAGAAGTAAAAGACCAAGCACCACCAATTAAAAAAGCAGGTGGCGGCATCGCTAGAATGTTAGGTGAGTAATGGCAGATCTCGAAAAAAAATTTTTAGATTTAACAAGTCTATATGATGATAACGAGACAGTAAAAAATTTTAATAGAAATCCTGGTGGCGTAAATCAGTTTACAAAAAACATGAGAACCGCCGACGAAATTCAAAAAGCAATAGATAACGCTCCACCTAAAATAATTAAAGGCAAAGAATATCCTTTGACAAAAAAAGATTTAAGAGGCGAAGGAAAATTTTATAATAAAAAAATTGTAGGTAGAAAAGAATTAGAAAGATTTCCAGATTTAAAAATTCCTGGAGAAGGTAAACCTGTTACTAAACCAAGTTCAAAATTAATATCAAATAAAAAATATGCAGAGTTTATAAAAGATGCACAAGGAGGATTTATTAGTTTAGATAAATTAACAAACTTCTCTCACTTTGCTCCAAAACTAAAAAGTTATTTAGTATCTACTGCAAACACAGGACCACTTAAAGCATCCATCAATAGAGCTGCAGAAGGTTATGATGCAGCCATATTAAAAATTGCACAAGAGCAAGAAAGATTAATTACAGAAAAACCAAAAGGTTATAAAAAATTATTGTTAGCTAAAAACAAAGAAGCAGCTAACACAGCTAAAAAATTTGAAAAACTATTACCGAAAGAATTAAAAGGCACACTGGGTTATTTTGATGTTAACGCTGATGGAAAATTTAATCTAAAAGGTGTAGACAAATCTAAAACTTTTGCTGGAGCAAAAGGTGAAGAAAAATTTTATAAAAATATGTCAGCTACAGAAAGAAAAACTTTTGGACAAGCTGAATTAGAAAAAATAAAAAACAATCCAAAGTTTAGAGCAAAGATACCTTTGGTTAATGATTTATTAGAAATGGCTGGAAGCATACCTGACGATATAAAAAGAGCAAAATATTTAAAAGCTGGTTTTAAAACTTTAGGTATAGCTGCTTCACCTTTAGTTATTTATGACACGTACAAAGCTTTTAAACAAGGTAAACCTGTATTAGAATCTTTGGAGCAAGGTTTGATTGGCACGGATTTAATTGGTGGTGCAAAAAGAATTCTTGCGCTTACACCTGAAGAAAGAACTGCGAGAAGTGTAATTAAACAAGATGAAATAAAAAATTTAAATTTAGATATGCCCATGGGTTTTGGTTTTATAGAAGGACCAACACCAAAAACAGATATGACTTTAGAAGAAGCAGAGGCAAAAGCAGCAGCTGGAACAGATAGAGTTAAACAATTAGAGGCACAGAAAAATTTTGATAGAGCAACGAATAGAGCTAATTTTTTTGGTAATATAAAAGATAAAATATTTGGTGCACCACAAAGTGTATCTTTTGCAGGCGGTGGTATTGCTAAATTGGCTGGCGTAGATCAAGGGCCACCACCAGAATCAGGACCAAACTCACAAGGGTTGCAAGGTCTAATGAAACGTGTTAGAAACTCATAGGAGTATATATGGCAGAAATAGACAAAGGACTCCCGAACACTAGAACTAAACTTGATATCCCTTCACAAGAAGAGATTACAGAAGATGTTTCGGTTCAGGAACCAGAACAAGAAAAAGGACCAGTTGAAGTTGTCCCTGAAGAAGATGGTGGAGCAACAATCGACTTTGAACCAGGTGCAATTAACGTACCAGGAACAGAAGCACACTTTGATAACTTAGCAGACATTTTACCAGAAGAAAATTTAGAACCAATCGGAAATGAAATGGTTCAAAATTATATGGATTATAAGTCTTCAAGAAAAGATTGGGAAAATTCTTATACAACCGGATTAGATCTTCTAGGATTTAAATATGAAAATAGAACAGAACCTTTTCAAGGTGCATCAGGTGCAACACACCCGGTTCTTGCAGAAGCAGTAACACAGTTTCAAGCACAAGCTTATAAAGAATTATTACCTGCAGCCGGTCCTGTTAGAACAGAAATTATCGGTGTAAAAAATCCACAAACAGAACAACAATCTGAACGTGTTAAAGATTATATGAATTATTTAATTATGGATCAGATGAAAGAATATGAATCAGAATTTGATTCAATGTTATTTCATTTACCATTAGCTGGATCAACTTTTAAAAAAGTATACTACGACGTACCAATGGGCAGAGTAGTATCTAAGTTTGTACCAGCAGATGAATTAATCGTTCCGTACACAGCTACCTCATTAGATGATGCGGAGGCGATTATTCATGTTGTAAAAATTTCAGAAAACGAATTAAGAAAACAACAAGTCAATGGTTTCTACGCTGATGTAGAGTTAGGCCCTCCAGGCACATCAGTTACAAATGGAGAACTAGATAAAAAAGAACGTGAACTAGAAGGTACAAAAAAAACAGGTAAGAATGAACCTGTGTATACTTTGTTAGAGTGTCATGTAAACTTAGACTTAGAAGGTTTCGAAGACGTTGGTCAAAACAAAGAACCAACAGGAATAAAATTACCTTACATCGTAACAGTCGAAGAAGGTAGTAGGAAAGTTCTTTCAATTAGAAGGAACTACGCGCCCGATGATCTAAAGAAAAATAAGATCCAATATTTCGTCCATTTTAAATTTCTGCCAGGACTAGGATTTTATGGCTTTGGACTCATTCACATGATTGGCGGATTGAGTCGTACGGCAACGGCGGCTCTCCGTCAATTATTAGACGCTGGTACTTTATCGAACTTACCTGCAGGATTTAAACAACGAGGTGTTAGAGTTAGAGATGAAGCCTCACCAATACAACCAGGTGAATTTAAAGATGTTGATGCACCAGGCGGTAATTTAAGAGATGCATTTTTTCCATTACCATACAAAGAACCTTCACCAACATTATTAAATTTATTAGGTGTTGTAGTGCAAGCTGGTCAAAGATTCGCGGCTATTGCTGATATGCAAGTGGGTGATGGTAATCAAGCTGCAGCAGTTGGAACAACAGTTGCACTTCTTGAGCGTGGTTCAAGAGTCATGAGTGCAATACATAAAAGATGTTATGCAGCCATGAAACAAGAATTTAAATTATTATCAAAAGTAGTTTCACAATACTTACCTCCTGAATATCCTTACGATGTTGTAGGGGGTCCAAGAAATATTAAACAATCTGACTTTGATGATAGAATAGACATTGTTCCTATTGCAGATCCTAATATCTTTTCAATGTCTCAGAGAATTACATTAGCACAAACACAATTACAAATAGCTACATCTAATCCACAGCTCCATAACATGTATCAAATCTATAGAAACATGTACACCGCGATTGGTGTAAAGAATGTTGATGCAGTATTACCACCTCCTGCACCAAATATGCCAATGGACCCTAGTATGGAACATATTAATGCGATGGCTGGTAAACCATTTCAAGCTTTTCCTGGTCAAGATCACAGAGCACACATCACAGCGCATTTAAATTTTATGTCAACTAATATGGTTAGAAATAATCCTGCAATTATGGCAGCAATACAAAAAAATATACTTGAACACATATCAATTATGGCTCAAGAACAAATTCAATTAGAGTTTAGAGAGCAAATGCAACAATTAATGCAGATGCAACAGATGGCAACAACCAATCCACAGGTTCAACAACAGCTACAATCAATAACAAATGAAATTGAAGCAAGAAAAGCAGTGTTAATAGCTGAAATGACAGAGGAATATATGAAAGAAGAGAAAAAAATTACTTCTCAATTTGACAATGACCCTCTATTAAAGTTAAAATCACGTGAAGTTGATCTTAGAGCGATGGAAAATGAACGTAAAAAACAAAATGACGAAGCAAATCAAGATTTAAACAGAGCAAAATTAATGCAAGCACAAGAAATAGCTGAAGATAAGATGGAACAAAACGAAGATTTAGCAAAATTACGTGCTGGAGTCAGTCTTGCAAAGAGCGGTATACAAAAAGCACAAGTTATGGTAGAGGATAATTAATAAAAGGAGCATAAATGCAAAAACTAGACAAAATCAAAGAGGTTAAAGTTGCAGAGCAAAGTATTGAAGTAGATCCTAGATCTAAAACTACTGCTGATGGCGCTTTTAACTATATTGGTACAGGAAAACCTGAAATGCCAGTTGGCGGTCAGAAAAGAATGTTACCAGAGAAAAAAAGAAACTCTAAAGCGTACTAATTATGTGGTTATCGGCAATTAAATTAGCCGTTTCTGCTGGAAGTAAGATCTACGCTAATAAGCAGAGAACGAAGATGGCAATGTCTGATGCACAACTGATGCATGCTGAAAAGATGGCCCGAGGTGACGAAGCTTACCAAGGAAAACTGTTGGAATCGCGTCAGTCAGACTGGAAGGACGAGGCAGTTTTGATAATTCTCAGTTTGCCCGTGTTGGTGCTCGCTTGGGCAGTCGTATCGGACGATCCAACTGCTATGGACAAGGTAAAATTGTTCTTTGATATGTTCTCACAGCTCCCTTCA